CCACCTATCATATGAGTAAGCCCAAAGCCATAAAAGCCAAGACCAGGTAAGAACTTATAATGAACAAAATAAGGGATCTTCCTACGGAACGGATCGCTTTCATTGAAATTCCTTTTGATTGATAATATTTCACCAGATTTCTCCACTATTGTGACAACATAAGGCATTCTCAATCCAGTAGGCTCGCCATCGGCTCCAATATCTTCAAAACCCACTATATCTAAATCTGTGTGAACCTCATATAAAGTTATTTCTTCATTATCACTTGAACCTTTGTATATACCTTGAATATCATCTATTGTTTCCTTAACATCATCATAATTTCCAGAGGAGTTATCTGAAGAAGGCAGATCTACATCTTTATAAAAACCTTGCAATTGTAATTTTCTAACTTCATTTTTGCCCATCCGTACTACATGAGTTATTCTTGATGAAGTTCTTAAATCTGTGGCATTGTAAGGAACAATTAAATCTTCTGCATGTACAAATTTTGAAACTGCTCTTTGCATTGAAGGATCAAAATAAACTTTTTTAAACGATGAACCTACAATCGGAAGATAAAATAACATTTGATCTAATTCAGGATCATACTCTTCCATTTCATAAGTTATTTGATAATTCATGTAGTTTTTAACACGCTCTGCTTGTGCTAATAACTCTGGACTTTCTGAACCTACAATAACTGTCCTAACTGGGCCACCAGCAGGCAACATTTCTCTGTATGCTTGTGCTTGAAACTGCGTAACGCTTTCTGCTAATAATGGATGAACAACGCCAGAAGCACCTTCAAATGGCTCTGCCCTATCTTCATAGTTCATGCCAAGTAGCTCTAAGCCACCTTTGTATGTATCTTCCCACTCTCTCCTTGAAGAAATATCATCTTCAATAGCACTAACTAAATCACTTGAAATTACACCAAGTTCGTCTTCGTCAATAAATTCTGCTAAATTGGCATCAAATGAGACAGGAGGAGCTATCTCTGCTTCTTCTTGCATCTCTCCTATAATAGCAGAACCATCTTCAAACTCTGTAACGCCTGGAATAATTTCAGCTTCTGGCAAAGGTATCTGTATGCCTTGAGGTTGTTCTACGTTTTCAACGCCATTTACTTTTTCAATTGCCATGTTTTATCTGATGGAAAATCCACCACCTTTTATTGCTGCACCTTGTCCACGGCACATCATTTTGCCACCTTTGCCTTTAACACTACCACCATATTCATATTTTGATGCTAGATTAGGATTAATCTTTTGCTGAACCTTTTTTGGTAATTTTGAAAAGCCTTTATATTTGGAAGGAACAGCTTCACCACCCTTTTTCATTTTTTTGACTTTCTTAAAAATATCATCATTGTCTTCCAAAGACTCTTTAGAGCCTGGTAAGTTTTTTAAATTAGCTTTTCCAGTTTCTTTATTTTTTGCATTTTGCCTAGCTACTTTTTTACTAAACTCTTCATTTATTATTTCTGTTTTATCTGCTTTAAATGGATCTTTTTTAGGTCTCTTTTTTGGTTTTGCTATTTCTCCGCCAGCTTCTTTCTTTTGTACTTTTTCTTCTTTCAACCTATCTCTTAATTGTTTTGGAACATTTTCTTTAAATAATCCAGTTGTGCCTTGTAACAACCCTGTTTTTTTCTCTTCTGGAGAAGCAGGTTTATAGCCTGCCATATCTAGCATTGAGCCTTCATCTCCGCTTGAAAAAGGAAATCTTGCAATAATATTTGCCCTTTCATATGCTTCACTCACGGCTTTTTTGAGAGTTTTAGGTTCCGTTATTTTTTTAGGACCACCTAAATTTTCAACTTGCTTTTGAATTCTCTTATCTCGCTGTTTTTGCGTATAACTTTTTCTTGAACTCACATTACTCTCCTGTTTCTGGGTTAATCATTCTTGATCTAGTCATGTTAATAACCTCGCCTCCGTTAGCCATCTGAATTGTCTTTTGTTGAACACTAAACGGATCTTTCTTAGGGTTAGGTGTTATACTAAAAGTCTGTGGCCTTGCACTAACTTTACTTACTTTTGACATTCTTTTCAAATTTTTTGTGATTGCGTCATCTTTCTTCTTTTGTAAATCTACAGTTTTAACGCCAGTTTTACCACTTTCTATATCAGTAATTGTTTTAGCTATACCCTTTAAAGGATCTGTCTCACCACCTTTTTCCAAAAGCTTTAATTGCTTCATTTTGGTTGTGTCTATCACTTTAATCTTTGGCTCTGTTCTTTTTATATTTGGCGTTACGCCAGTGCCAAAGTTTTTTCCAGGCACAGGTTGACCACGCCTTGCTAAGTCTTGGTAAGCCCTTATTCTATCTGCTTCATCTGACATTACTTTATTCCTTTAAAACTGCCACCTCTGCCTGGAACCACACCACCCATGTTCATTTTTTTGGGTTTCCCAACAATTTTTTTTGCAATCTCAATTTTTACAACACCTGGCAAATTTCTTATGGGATTAGCTGCTATGTTAGCACCAACCAAACCTTGTTCAGCTTTTAAAATGTTTTCTGCAAGTCTCTTCATTTTATCTTTCATTACCTTACTCCTTTAAAACTACCACCTCTACCAGGCATTACACCACCCATATTCATTTTTACAACACCGCCTTTGGCTTTTTTTATTGGTTTTATTTTTTGAAGTGTTTTCATTATACTTAACATTTGTCTTTTGCTTAGACCTGGTTGAGTGCCCTCAAATCCAGAACGAATTTTATATGGCTTATCTAATTCTTTTTCTTCTTTCATCAGTAATACTCCATCTTTCTTCTGTAAGCGGGTTCAAATTCTTCATCGTCTGGTGTAGATATAAAACCACCTTGTCTGAATCTTAGTATAGCCTGTGTCATTGAATCTGCCAAGTCATCATGATCTCCATGTGGAAAGCTTGCACACTCCTCAACAACTTCCTCTGCAAAATTAGCATCAGGTCTGTACACCATGCCACTCTCAAAGACTGGTGAACATGCGTTCATACGTGCAAATTTATCAGAACCTTTACTCGGTGTAAATGGTGTAACAGGAACGCCCATACGTCTTAATTCTTGTGTTAAAGGCGTACCACTAGCTTTTTGCTCAATGAGTATCATATCAGGTTCATATGCCTCACATAACTCCATTGCTTTCTGCTTCAGTTCTGGGAAATCCCATCTGCCCTTCTCTGCATCAAGTAAGATGATAGCATCACCCTCACCCTCTACTGGCGTAAATATCCCCCAAGTCGTTATGGCACTAAAGTCAGAACGCTCATTCTTTGTAAACGCTGTATCATATGATTGTATAATATAAGAACAAGTGGGTGGATCATCACGATTCCAAATCTTCCACCATTCCCTCTTGATTATCGCACCCTCTTCTGCCGTCGGATTTTGCATGTACTGTGCGTTCCACTTTCCTACGGGAATCGATGCTTTCACGCCTTCTAATTCTTCTTTGCTCCAATACTCTGGCCAGAGAACGTTTCCAGTCTCTGGGAATATCGCTGGAAATTCTACTACTTCCCATTTGTCAGCACCTCCTTGAGCTTGTTTTTGCAAAACTCTAGCAGTTAAATCCTTAATACCCCAACGTGTCATAACAATAATGATTGAACCACCTGGCTGAAGTCTCTGCCTTGGTCCAGATGTGTACCATTCATAAATACTGTCTAATGCCGTAGGACTTAGTGCATCTTGTTCTGATACAGGATCATCAATAATTAACAAGTCTGCACCACGACCAGCTAACGCACCACCCACACCAACAGCATAATACTCACCACCACCATTTGTTGACCATCTACCAGATGCCTTCGCATCACTCGCTAATTTTATATCTGGAAATACATCTCTGAAATCATCGCTATCTATAAGGTTCTTAACCTTACGACCAAAACCTACCGCAAGTTCTGCCGTATGTGTTGCTTGTATTATCTTCAGATCAGGTCGTCTGCCCATAAGCCACGCTGGAAACAAGTAACTAGCAAACTCTGATTTCGTATGTCTTGGTGGCATATTGACAATCAAACGCTTGATTTTCCCATCTGCTACCGCCTGTAGTTTTTCTGCGTATATATTATGATGCCTACCCTCAATAAAAGATGGCCATATACGCTTCACAAAATCTATATATTTATCCTGACTAACCTTCTGCTTCTCAAGCATGTTTAAGCGATCAAGCATAGGAGCTATCTTAGATAACTCATCATCACTTAAATATTCTGCAAAGTCTAAATTCATCTAAAAGAAGATAAAAAATCATCAACTGCACTCACTAAACCACCCTCTTTTTTTGAAATAATAGGCTTGGCAGGAACGCCAGTTAACATCTCTATTAACTTGTTTAAATCACCAGTATCAAAGCTTACAGGCTGTATA